GTTGTTGTACAGGTGCTGAAGATACTTCAACATAAAATTCTATGTAGTTGTTTGTTGTGTCTATTAAGACTTTATTGTTTGGAGAAGTTTCACCAGCATCACCAATTAATCCTATAACTGGTCCACTTGCTGCTGTACCATCATGGCTGTGACCTGTAGTATTGCTAAAAGCATTTACTAATTGGTTATATTCGTTATTGAATAAAGCAGCAGTAATTGTATCCCCATCTGCGAATGTACTTTGTCTTGTATAACCTGCCATTATGCGTTCTCCAATGTTTCTATTCTAGTTGTTAAGTTATCTATTATTGTTTGTTGATTGTCCACTTTGTCGGACAACTCTTGTATAGCTTTAGTTAAAAGAGGTACAAGTTTGCTTTGGTCTATGCCTTGATATTCAGGTACTTCTCTTGTTCCTATTACAGCTTCAGTAACAACATTACCATCATCATCTAATACTGCTGGTGTGATTTCGTATTCTTCTTCTTTAACTGCATCTTTTTCACCTGTAATAGCTTCAGGAACTATGTCTTGTACTTCATGTGCTAAGAAACCATCAACCAATGTATTTGTTTCATCAGCTATAAAGTTAAATATTTTTGGTTGTAATTGATTTACTCTATCTAATGCACCTGTTAGGTCAACTATATTTTCTTTTAAGCGGTAATCTGAGTTGCTTACTAAGGAAACTGCACTGCCATTACCTAAAATGTATCCACATTGCGTCCCACTCGCCGTGTAAAACTCAACAAGAGCAATATATGTATCATCTGCCGATGCAACCTTTAAAGGTACATTATTGTTGCCTTGAGATACTATTTCTGAACCACCATTTGCCCCTAAACGGCAACCTGCTGTTGTCATAGAAGAGCTTGTTTTAGCTACATTTAAGTTGCCTGAAGAATCAATACGCATTCTTTCTGTACTTCCAGTAACATCATATACATTTAAAGAACCATCAGTTCTACTTCCAATTAAATATTCTCTTCCACTACCGCCACTTGATTCAAGAATTAAATCTGCTGTATCTGAAGATTTTTTGATATGTAAAGAACCACTAGGAGAAGTTTCTCCAATTCCAACTCGTCCTAAAGAATCAATACGCATGGCTTCTGTGGAGCTAGTGTAGAACTGCATTGAGTTATTAGTGTGGTAATACTGAATAAGACCAGCGTACTGTGCTGTAGAACTAGAAGTATCAGAGTCAGCAAAGGCTAAAGAACCATAAGTAGTACCAAACAACGTAAGGTTTGAATCAGTGCTATCACCAATAACCAGCTTGTCTGTAGCACCTAATGAGTTAAATGCGGAGGGATTAGAGTTTCCAATTCCAACGTTGCCTGAAGAATCAATACGCATTCTTTCTGTATTACCAGTATATAAAGCAAAATCTAAAGCAGATATACTTCCTATATAAGGAATCCCACTTCGTATACCAGCTCTCATTTGACCATAATCATTTTGAGCAAGTATTGTTTGATTTTCACTAGTACCTGAATAGGTTGCTAAAGATACGTTTCCTGCAACGTCTAGCTTATTTGAAGGACTACTCGTTCCAATTCCAACATTGCCATCATAATCAAGATGCATTAAGACATTGTAAGAATTATTAGCATCATTTACAGTTCTAAATTGTAAACCTTCATAGCCTGAAGCTCCTATTGCTCTCATTTCGTAACGAGATTTGTCAGCCACGCCACCAGTAACAGTAAGTCTTATAATTGAATCTGCTGCTGCTACTTCTAGTGGAGTGTAAGGACTACTCGTTCCAATTCCAACATTTTCACTACTATCAATAGTTATAGCTGTAGCATTAGACTGGTCATCTATACCCGTACTTAAAAGAGTTCTTGTTACTTTTGTTATTGCCATTTGTTTTTATCTCCTGCCTGAAGGTATAAAGTCTACATATAATCCATTGATTGTATATGGAGCTTTGTTGTCCTCACTTATAAATGTAAAATTATTACTTGTCCCACTTCCTTGTAAAGGTACTCTAATCATAGGATTCTCTGCTCCACCAAAAACATTAACACCAAATAAAGCTTCACCAAATAAAGACGGTGGGTCTATAACTCCTAAATCAAATAGTTCAGGAGGTTGTGGTATATTGGTATTACCGTATTCAAATCTAACTTGTACATCAGGTTCTACGACACCTTCAGCACTTGCAGAGACTCTCATATAGTGTAAAGTTTTTAAAGTTCCTAAATCACCATAATCATAATCTGGTGTAGCATATCTTGCTAAGATGTTAGAGCCATTAAAGTCGTTACCTGAATCATGTATATAGATGTAACCGTCAGTATCTCCATGATAGTATTCTTCAACACCGTTTTCATTAAATCCAGAACCTATTTCTGTTGATTCAATGCCTCTTGTTTCTGACCACTGAAATCCTTCTGGTCTTAATGTTCCTATAATACCACGTTGTTCACTATTATTTTTTGTAGTATCTGTGTAGAATAATCTGTATTGAGATTTTTCTCTCAAGACTATACTAGATATTATATAGCTATTTATCGATTCTGTCAAGTTTGTTATTAAAGGTTGTATAGCTTTACTAACAGTTCCTAACTCAACGTCACCAATTCTTGCTGTACCAGCTACTGTTCTTAATCCATCCGGTGCTAAAAATATTAAGTCACCACCAATCTCTTGAATACTATAACCACTTAAACAACCTACGTTCTCTGTTATAGGGTCAATACGTATATTAGAACTATCGTTAATATTAATTAATTTATGTATGCTATTTTCTGCAAAGACTATTAAGTCTGTTCTAAATCCTTTAATGCCTTGTACTTGGTCTGATATAGTTACAGAACCTGCACCAGAACCTGTAAAGTTATCAGGGTCATTATAAACACTATAATATACTGTGCTTAAATTATTTTCTACTCCTGCTGCAATTAAATGATGGTCGTGTACAGCTATATACTTTACACCATTAGTACCGTCTACAGTTATTTCACTTGTAAAAAATGTTCTAGTATTTAATGCTCCTGTGCCTTCCATTCTAAAAGACCAAAGCTTATTAGCACCATCAGCTATAATTACTTCACCATAATCAAATGTTGCACCTTCAAATACTACAAACTGACATTGTCCTTGTCCAGTTCTTGCAGTAGCTGACTTACCTGTAAAGGTTGCGTAATCATCTCCACCACCTGCTGATAATTTATTTATTTGTAACCAAGTAATTCCATCTTGACTAAAATAAATATTAGTACCTGCTGTAGCTACTACACCATCTGCATAAGTAGTAACACCAAGTATATTTGTTGTGCTTCCTGTAGGTTGTGTAGCACTTGAGCCACCAAACTTTTCAAAACCATTGATACGTCTATATCCACCTTCTATAGAGACTTCAAAGTTTCTAAGCTCTCTTGCAACTCCGGGAGTCTTAAGCAAATCAATTGAGTTAGCTGATTTAACTAAGCCACCGTTACATGCAACAGTATAAGGTTGTGAACGTGCCATATAATTTAAAAGTATCTTCTATCGTCTGTCATATACTTTGGAGCTGGATTCATAAGATTAGATTTCATATACTTCATTCCTCTCTTATAATCATCCAATGCGAAAGCTGCTTGTTGTGGGCTTTCTTTAAACTGCCAAACATAGTAACGAACTCTAGCTGTTATTACATTACTGTATTGCTCTGGTAAAGTAATTGCATCATCATATAATGATAAAGCAGTCGGTCTTACGAAAGCATAAAAGTGTATGTTATAAACTTTGTCAGGTATTGGACTTAATCCAAACTTTCTATTATCTGGAGACTTAATTACAAATTTAGGTTCTCCATGATTTTGAGTATCTGCATCATCTGCATTCTCACTATCTCTATAGTATCTTTTCCAATCATCAAGTGTAAGAAATCTTAAACCTTTTGAAACGTAAGGAGATGTTTCTCCACTTACATTAATTGTAGTTACATAAAAATCATCCCAATCGATTGATGCGTAGTCTGTAGTGATACTAGAACTATCAGACTTTAACGTATACCATCTTTGTCCTGCTACTGTAGGTACTGTTACATTACCGTAGAATGGGTCAGTAGCTCCACTAACGTTAGCAGCAAAGAAAGGTAGTTGTGGCTCTTCATTAGCTATATCAAATATAGATTTGTTTACAGCATCTTTAACAAACTTTTGAAGACCTATAGCGTTTGCAAAGTTTGCAGACGTTAATGGAATCTCGTTAAGTTCTCTTAATACTTCGTTAGTTATGTCAAGATATGTATTAGCCATTATTTTTTATGTACCTTTTAAATTTTTAAAAATTAATAAATTTAATTTTAGTTTATTAATTAGCTTTAGCTTTTGGTATGTCTCCAGAATATACTGGCTGACAGCTTCCACCCATGCGATAACCTTTACGCTTCATAGTAGCTTTACCGCCACCATATTTTAATTCTCTTTTAGCAGCTTTATTTCCCATATCGTTTTTGTAATCACCTTTTTTCATTCTTTATCTCCCTGTAAAAGTGGAGGGTCAATGAAGACCCCCCGTATTGATTATTAGTCAATTGTGTAGATAGCTTTAACCATAGCATCATCTCTAAGTACTTTCGCACCATAGACATGTAAACCTCTAACAATATCACCAAAAGAACTAGGGTCTCTAATTACTTCTGTTGATAAAATTGTGTTAGCAGTTGCTGTGGATGACATATGTCCGCCTAAACATTGACCTGTAGCAGTTGAAACTGAAGGTACGTTGTTAGACTTATACATATCAAAGCCTCTTAATTTTCCACTTGAAACTAAACCATTTCTGATTGAGCCTTGACCAGCGTTGAAGTCTACTGATAACAACTTAGAACCACTTTGTGATAGTTCTTCGTAGAAATCAGGAGATGCAACAAACCATCTGTTTTCTTCTGGGACTGATTGGTCGTCAAGAAGTCTAGCCATTCTAGCCATTAAGTCTAGAGGGTCAACTTCTGATGCAGAACCTAAGTCTACAGAAGTAGTTGTTGAGCCTACACCACCAGTACCAACAGCAGCATCAGCACCAATGACATGGTCAGGTGCAGAAGCAGATACTCCAGCAAACATTGTAGTAAGTACAGCAGCATCATATGCATCTTTTAAAGAGTAAGCTGCAGAGCTTGAAGCTACTTCTTTAAAGTTTACATGTGACATATTACTTTCAATATCATCTACGATGAATTTAAAAGCTTTAGCACTGTCTACGACCAATGTAATCTCTTGGTCTGTTAGTTTAGTTGATGTTGTGTCACTACCTCTTGTGTAGTCATACACAGAAATAGTAGGTTCCTTGATAATCTTTACTGAGTCTCCATAAGCAGATATCTCACCAGCATAGTCGGTGTTAGTAATAGCTTCAACTACCGATGCCTTTCTAAAGAAGTTTAAAACCTTTTTAGAGTATATCGAAGGTAGGAAGAAACTATTAGCTTGTCCACTTACGGAGTTTGCAAAGTTTGCACCGGTATCCGGTGAAGGTTCAAAATATTGAGCCATGATACATTCTCCTTTAAGTTAATTAATATAGTTTACTTTACGATTCTGCCTTCTTGCATAGCATCGCTGATTTCACTTTCGTATCTATCAAACTCGTCTATACTCATGGCAGCAATCTCCTTTTCAGACCATACTTTCTTTTGCTTTGG